AAGCATATAAAGCGTCTTCTGCTAACTTAGGTACTTTAGTATCTGAATCATAAGCTAAGCCGTCAGAGATATATTCTAATACAATTAGTTTGCCTGCTAAGTTGCTTGAGAAGGACATTTTACCATCGCGCTCATTCATGTTAAACCACCCATTTGCTTGAGCAGTAGCGGGGTCTAACCCGTATTGTCTTCCCCAGTTCCAGCTACCGTCAATTCCATAAGCATTTCGAAAATCAATAACTTCACTTATATTATTGCCTTGCTGGCCATTTATTATATTATCGTTTGCCCCTTTCCATCTCTCTGTTGTAATAGATGTTCCTTCAACATTCTCACCAAAATTATCTTGTGTTGGTGTACCTGCTTGATCTTGTATAGGCGTTCCAAAAGGAGCTATAGTTAAATTGTTTGCAGGATATATAATTCTTTTTACACCCATTTGATCTATCCAAGAAACTCTAACGTAGTTTACATAATCTTGAGGTAGTATAACACTTAAGCTAGCGGGTATAGTTAGTTCTTGCGAGTGAATACTTTTTAAGGTGTCATAGCTAAATTCTTGTAAAGATCTTTTTGCAAAGAATAATACATCAGATTTTTTAGCATTTTGTATTAATTTACCATCACCAACGTATCCAACCATAAAATTGTCTATAGCATCTGTTAGTTTTATATATTCATAGCTTCCATAATTATCTTCTACCGTATCTCCATAAGCTTTTTCAGCTTCTGTTTGGCCATACTTACCTCCTGTTAAAACTTTTAATTGCACAGCAACGAAAGTTCCGGCAGGTAATGTAGCTGTAATATCTATTACGTTATTTGCAACAGTGTATTCTAATAAGTACTCGTCATATGTACCGGGCAAACCATTAGTGCTTGTGTAAAGTTTAAAATTATTTAAACCATAATCTACATTAGCTGGATTCCAGTCACCAAGAACTAAGTCTGTGTCAAATGTGGTTGGGTATACTTGACTAGCGTCTCCTGTAGATAAAAAGCCTTGAGATCCTTGGTAATATTGTTGATTTGTTTCAGTTATTAAACCCATTTGTTATTATGATTTTTCGTTAATGGATGCTTGTTGAGCTTCTTGTGCTGCAGCCTGAATGATCGTAGGATCATTTATAATAACTCCTGCATACTTTAATATGTTTATTATTATATTATTTTGCTCGGATGTGTCTAGCTCAAAATTTACAGAAGTAGTTGAACTGTATAAATATTGGCCAAGTGATCCAACTGTAAAACCCCAGTTAGGAGTCGTGGGTTTAAACAAACTATTTGCAACCACAGTATCAGGCTTAGGATAAATTTGCATTAAATTAAAACCATTAGGGCCAGATCCGATAGTGCATAAAGGATATTGATTAGTTGGTGCTGTAAGTTTTGATCTTGTTATTTTATTGTAATCAGACTTACTAACTAACTCTGTAATTGACTCATACAGCGGTTGGCCTCCGTAAGTTGATATTATATCGCCTAGTTTATATATAGTACCTGTTCCTTGATATTCCCATCCGTTATTAGGCGTACTATAAGTAAAGCTAGCAGGTTTTTCAAAGGGATGTAGTTTGTAGGCCGTATCCTTAAACATGTTAAAAAACTCTGTACTATTTTGAGTATTGTTTTGATTTTGACGGTTTAATTGATTCCCGTCAGGAAAATACGAATCAAATATTTCTTCTTGTACTAAAGTGGCTAAGCTATTAAACTCTGCTGGAGCTACATAACCTCTTTGCTCTTTGTTTAATATGTACAAGACTGTTGTATATACTGTATTTATATTTACCATTTTTTTATTTTTATATACTATTAAGGCGGCCGAAACCGCCCTTATATAGTATCACTTGTTTTTATAGTTTTTTATCTATAGATTTATAGATTTCAACACCTTCGTCTGTTTTCAAGAAAGCAGCAAAGGCTGAGTAAGGGTTTTCGTCAAATGGAACATTCATTAATTTTCTATTATTCGCTCCCCACATAAACGTTCTTTGATCTTGAGATAAAATTATAATACCAGCTTCAGAAGCTCGTATTGCAAAATTTCTAAGTTGAACGTTATCGTCATTTGCTAATTCAATAAACAATTTAGGATTACTTTTAGCAAACAATAATAAGTCTCTTTTAAGTTCTTTTGAACTCATTTTTGTTACAGCGGAACCTAGCTCAACTCTAAGAATAGCTTCAGCAAAATCAATGTCCATATCTCTAGCCGCATTTAGCGCGTCTATTTGCATATCAAGTATGTCTAATTGATCTTCAGCTTCAAACACAGGATTGTACTCTGTGTATAATCTATCTTTTGCAGGGTGATATAATGATAACAGTTTTTGTAAATTTTGTTTTTCCTTAGGAACAAACAAATTACCCTCTTTAAATATTATATGACCCAAAGTAGCTTCTCCTTTTTGCTCACTTTTAAGCGGAGAAGTTTGGTTTGTTGCATACCTTATTTCGTGCTGTTCATTTGTTTTGTCATTGAACCAAAGCAATGGATGCTTGGCTGTGTGTTTAGAATTTATAGTATGTGTTAAAGGTGTTTTTTTACCTTTTAAAAAATAAGTTCTATCTTTTATTTCCCAGCTTGGTTTTGCTGGCATTACTTCTTTTTTTGGTGCAGTCTTTACCGCTACTTCTTGAGGCGCAACCTCTATTGTTTCTTCTGCTTTAGCTTTTTTAGCCATAATATGATAAAATTAAATAGTTAATAAGAGTAATAATTACCCCCGTCAGTTCAACGAGGGTAAAAATTACATTTGTTTGAATTATGCTCCTTTGAAAAGCACGAAGTTATTCGCAGCTTGTACACAAAGACATCTTTCAGACAGGAAGTTTACTTCCATAGCATCTAAATCAGATGTGAAAGCTCCTCCAGCAGAACCAGTTAACCACTGCTTCATTCTACGATCATCAGCCTGTGAAGCTCTGTAACGCACATGTAAGAATGGTCTTCTAATATTTGTTCCTAAAATTTGATCGTAAACTGTAGAAGTTCCAGCAGGCACTAATACACCTTCAACACTAGCTGATGCAGTATCATAAGCGCCACGAGTAGAAGCGTCATTTAAGTATTTCCAATCAGTTTTATAAAAGTCGTAAGAACCTCTTCTAAATCCTGAAAATCCAAGATTTAAAGCCATTTCTTCAGAATTTTCAAATAACCCATAGGCAGTACCTCCTTCTGCTCCAGCAGAAATACCAGCTAACATATCATCAAAATCTAGAGCTGTGTTACGATTCAAGAAAAGCATGTTTTCTTCAATAGCACCTTGAGTGTCTAGGTTTTTAAGGATAGCATCAAAAGATACAAGCCCATTAGCAGCAGTAAACCCTGTGTTTATGTTACCACGCTCTTCGATAGCGGCAAATAAACCTTGAGTACCTTTGTATCCAGCAGCGTAAGCAGCACCTTGAACTCCAGCTCCAATATCAGCCACAGCAAGTTCACCTTCGACTACAGACATCTCTAAGTAATCTTCAAAACGTAATCTTGTTTCAGATTCAGCTTTTAAATACCATAAATATCCGGAAGTCCCATCTTCAGTTGCAACTTCTACCCAACCGATTTGAGCCATATCAGATCCGTTTACAACGTATTTGTCTCTGATAATAACTGGTGAGTTAGAAAATTGAGTAAAAGAAGGAGTAATGCTTCTTTTTCCAGTTGTATCAGCTAACCCAGTAGAGTTAGTAACAGACACTCCTTTAGAATACTCAGATCCGTATACAAATATTTTTAATCCAGTTGCAGCTAAAGCAGAAAGATCAGCTACACCATAAGGAGCAACGACTACAGTAGCAGTGCCTCCAGCTTGGCTTGAAGCAGTTACAACAGCTTTTTGATCAGTGTGATTTGTATCATCTAAAATTACAATAGTATCTCCAGCTGAAATAACGTTTTCAACGAAAGCTTGCCCAGCGCCACCAACTGTAAAAGTTAATGTATTGTTAGCACCTCCGTTAGCAACAGCGTTATAAGCAACGTGCAATCTATTTTGTTCAGACCAAATTACTTGATCACTTGACATTGGCATTTCAGCGCCAACCATTCTTAAGAATCCAGATAACGTTCTGTTTCCATAACGCTCTATTTCTTGTTCATATACTTCAGGTAAATACTGTTGTGCGAAAGTATCTGTATCGCCAGCAGCAGTACCGTCGTTAAACTTTAGCCAGTTGCTATCGTTTAACTGTTGTTTTTGAGACGGCTTAATTGAGCCGAATGCATTATTTAATGCCATAATTTTTAGTTTTTTTAGTTAAATTTTTTTGTTTTTACTTTTAGTCTTGTAGAATCGGCACCTGAAATTGCTTTAACTTTAAATCCATTTAAAAACACTTCACCTTGAGCGGACCTAGCTTTGGCACTACTTAGGTTTTTTGAACTGTTTACAACTTCTTTTACAGCATCTGCTTTTCCTTGCTCATAAAAATGAGCGGCAATCTTATCCACATTGTCAGCGGCATACATAGCTTTGTGATAACCTTTTGTATCTGTAACATTACCTTCAGCGTCTAGGAACTTCCCGACAAGGTTTTTAATGTTAGATTGGCTTTCTGCAACTTTATCACGATTTTGGATATTGTACTTATAGTTCTTTTCGCCAACTTTAATATCGAAACCTTCGAAACTGTCGTTAAAAAGCTGTTTAGTACTTTCTTTAAATTGTGCGTGTTGTTGCTCAGCTTGTTCTTGCTGCTTATTATATCGGTTAAAAAAGTCCATAGCTTTTTGTTGGTCTTGAGTAACGCCCGGTCTCAACTTGATCTCGTCGTAATATTTACTCTTAGTTTCCTCCAAATAGTTTTTGGCTTTTGCAACTTCTTCTTTAAACGCAATTTTCTTTTTGCGCATATCTTTTTCCTCATCAACATCTTCGTCATAGACAAAGTCTTCTAAAATGAGATCTATATCTTCACCTTCTAAATAAGGTTTTTCTTTTTTGTAATACTCTTTTAACAATGTAACATCGTCTACTTTTGAGTAATCTGCGTTAAGCCTTGTATAGTCCTCTATTGTCCCACCCGTTTCTTCCATAAACGAAACTAGCTTTTCAATATTTTCCGGCAACTGTTTGCCTAATACCTTTTCGTCTCTTAAAGCTTCTTTAACTTCTGCTTCAACTTTTTTTACTTCGACTTCTTTGATTGGAGAAAACCCTTCAGCATCCTCGTTGGACTCTTGTACAGGTTCTCCCACCTTTGCGCTATCTCCGGATGGTTCTTCCACAGATACCTTCTCTGTTTCTCCGATTTGAATGGCATCTTCTTCTTCTTGTTTAGGTATTACTACTTTTTTAACATCTGGCTCCAGCTCAATTAAAGGCTCTTTCATGTTTACCTTAACTGGCTCGTTGTTTTGTTTTCCTAGTTTTTTTGGAGTTTTCTTTTTAATTTTAAACTCACCTTCCTGTTTAACAGGTTCATTTGTTTTTACTTCTGACATAATATAATATAATTAAATAGTTGTTACTTTCTACATGAAAGCTTCCATCCCTTGTTCGGGCTTATTTTCAAAGTCTATAGGTAAGCCATCATTTTTTCTTTGACTTATTAATTCACTTTGTTGTGTAGCTTCCATTTTGCTACGTTTATCTTTACGATCTTCAATTGCTCCTTCTGTTTGCTGGATTGTTTGAACATCTAATTGTTTAAGTTGCATGTCGTACTGAAACTTTGTTTGCATTTTTTGCGCTTCTAATTGCGCTGCTATTTCCATGCGTTGTATTTCCATTTGATTTGTAGCTTGCTCAAATTGTACTTTAGAGCTCATTATAGCTTCTTGCTTTTGAACTTCAGCCATAGCTGTTTTTTCAGCTGTGTCTGCCTGCGCTTGCCCTTGAGCCGCAATATTAGCTTGCTGATTAGCTTGATCTTGTTTTGCTTTTGCTTTACGCTTTATTTTAAGCATTTGATTTGCTAGCTTAAGATTTTTAATTTGTCTTAAATCTATAGCGTCTTCCAAATTTAAACTACCTTGCTGTAATGAAACTTGTATGTTTGCTTCAAGTTGCGCTAACTCTTCGTCGTCTGGTTCTAACTCTAAGAAGATGCCAAAATCATGCAAGTTTAAATTAATAACTTCATCTAAAGTTTTTATATTAAATGTTGATATAGAATTTTGCAATGCACTTCTTGTAAGTGGAAATTCTAAAGCATCTGCTATTTTAAGCGCAATGTTTTCAGCTAGTTTAAGTGTTAGATAAAGACTAGACTGATTAATATGTCTAGTAGCAACATTGGATGCGTTAGCGGCCATCTTTTGCAGTCCTACAAGTGAATTTTTATCCATTGCGGTGCCGTCTCTTGCTTCATTCAGTCCGGTCACATCACGTATCATTTGTAAATAATATTGGTACGTTTGTATAAGTGCCCCTATTTTAGCTTGTCCACTTGAGCTGTTAAGTTCTTGAATAGGTACTTTACCAGCATTCATATCACCGTCTTGTGTAAGTGATCTACCTACAATAGAACCTGTTTGGAAATACATATTAAGTGCTTCTGCAGGATTGTAGTTTGTGCCGTTGCCTAAATCAACTTCTGCAAGCCCGTCCATATCTAAGTAAACACCATCTGGTACCATACGAGATAAAACTTGCTGCAGCTTTAAATGAGTTAATTGAATCATATCTGCAAAGCCAATACATTTGCTTACAATAGATTCAATTTTTCCCTTATACATTCTAGGTGCGCATATGGCATAATTCATTTCAACCTTAGTGGTATCTGCTACAGGTCTAGACATATTTTCTGCTAACTCCCATTTAAGCATATCGTTATTACCTAAAACTTTTGCCCCTGTATATAATACTTCAATAGATCTTGATACTCTTTCAAAATTATCATTTTCTGGCGGATTAAATGTGTCTGGCTTTTCCAGAGCTTTCATTAATCCTTGTTCTGTTTGCTTTATTTTAAATACTTGATTGTGATATGTTTTATATTCAAAGTATAAAACCTGTACAGTATTTTTATCGTAATTACCCCAGCCTGTTACATACTGGCTGTTGCCTGGCATTTTTTGAATTCTAGCAAGCTCTTCTTCTGATATGTTCGGAAATTCTTTTTTAAGCTCCGGTATTGTTATAGATTTTACTTCTCCTACATAATATATGTCG